AAAAGCAAAAAAAGAAACCCCAGTTAAAAAAACTCCCCGTAAAAGAGCACCAAAGACAACTAGAAAGAAGAGTTAGAAGCTTTCCCATTCTGGAAACTATTTAATCTTGATTGGGGGATTTATGTATGTCAATACCAACTTTAACACCGGCTTCATCTAAGAGTGCTATTGTATTACCGGAGACAGGAAGCGCAGCAAATGTTGCAGATGCTCTGCCTCTTGGAGTTTATTCAGCATCAGAGAGCAGCAAATGTTGCAGATGCTCTGCCTCTTGGAGTTTATTCAGCATCAGAGCAGTTCCTAACAGGTGCAGCCGCACAAGTTGATTATACTTTTAGAAAACTTGGTGGCGATGTTTTAGATATTGAGTTGACTGAAAAGAATGTTTATGCCAACTATGAAGAAGCAGTGTTGGAATATTCGTATCTTGTCAACATACATCAATCCAAAAACACTCTGGGGTCCATGTTAGGGGCTCAAACAGCCAGTTTTGATCACAAAGGCGAGGTTAGTAGTGGCCCCGAAGACATAGCACTTAAATACCCGAAATTCTCCTTTGAAACAGCATTTAGGATATCCGAAGCATATTCCACTGAATCAATTGTTGGAGGTAGACAAACAATATATTCTGGCTCCATAACAACAGTTGCAGACCAACAAGACTATGATTTACAAAATATCATATCTTCTTCGGCAGTTTCAGATTCATCGGTTCCATATTATAATAAAGTTGGTGGCAATAGAATTAAAATTCATCAAGTTTATTATGTGACTCCAAGACAAATGTGGAGATTTTATGGATACTATGGTGGGCTAAATGTTGTTGGTGATTTTCATAATTATGGACAATATGCTGACGATTCCTCGTTTCAAGTAATCCCTGTTTGGCAAAACAAAATACAAGCTGTTCAATATGAGGACCATTTATATACAAGAACATCTCATTATTCTTATGAGGTGATTAATAATAGATTAAGGTTATATCCAAATCCCGATAGAGTATCACCAGAAAAGTTTTGGTTTAGATTTACAATTGAAAATGAAAAAGAACCATGGGAAGATGATTTTGAATCAGGACAAAATGGAATCAATAATATGAATACGCTTCCATTTGAGAACCTTCCCTATGAGAATATCAACTCAATTGGTAAGCAATGGATACGCAGATTTGCTCTTGCTTTGTCTAAGGAGACGTTAGGACAAATTAGAGGAAAATTTGGAGGTTCTATACCGATCCCCGGAGACAATATTAGCTTAAATGCTTCTGATCTTTTATCTCAGGCAAAAGATGAACAACAGACATTGAGAGAAGAATTAAAAACACAACTGGATGAGATGACTTATCCAAAGCTTCTTGCCAATGACGCAGAAATGACAGAGAATGCTCAAAAGACAGTTGGTAAAACACCTTTGAAAATATTTGTGGGGTAATTAGATGTCTGATAAATGGAAAAATGCTGGTCAACCTCCTCCGCCAATGTTTCTCGGAGAGAAAGAAAGAGACTTAGTTAAACAAGTTAATGACGAAATCATTGAAAGAGTCGTAGGGCAGCAAATCCTTTACTTTCCAATTGACATGGATCACACCAATTTTCATCCACTTTATGGTGAGGCCATAGAAAAAACATTTTTATCTCCTGTGAGAGTATATGCTCTTGTTGAATATGGTGGAGAAGAAACAAGCTTCTTGTCAAAGATTGCTGTTGACTCAATGGAAAAAATAACTGTTAAGTTCCACAGAAGAAGATTAACTGAAGATCAAGACTTAGAAGTTAGAGTTGGTGATTTTGTTAGATATGGCGATATTTATTACGAGATCATGAAAAAATCTGAACCCAAGCACTTGTTTGGTCAACCAGAACATGAGTTTGAAACAATAGCAGAGTGTATCAGAGCAAGAGACGGACTATTCAATGCCAGTTAAAGAATTTATATTTGAGCCATCAACCATAGAAACCATCGACACAGGGTTATATAATTGGGTAAATAATACACTTAATTTATCAACCACAACAAACGAAGGTTGGAAGAAAGTTCCAGTTATTTGGCTTGGAGCCGAGAGGTCGTTTCAGATCAAAAAAAACCAACTTTTAAGAGACGATGACGATAGATTGAAACTCCCTATAATTTCAGTAAATCGTGAATCCATTACAAAAGACCCCACTTTCAAGGGTAGATTCCAAGCACATTATCCCGAAAAGGATGACTATAAAGGCGGTACAGTTACAATTACACGAAGAATACAACAAGAGAAAACAAGAAATTTTACTAACGCTGACATTGCAAGATTACTTAAAGATAGTAGAGAAACTGGCCCACAATTAAACAATAAACACAAAACAGTGTATCAAGAAATAACAATTCCGGTCCCTTCTTATGTTACAGTAATGTACAATATAACCCTAAGAACGGAATATCAGCAGCAAATGAACGACTTAGTTAGCCCTTTTATCGCTAAAACGGGAAATATCAATGGCTTTTTCTTCGAACAAGAGGGCTATAAGTATGAGGCATTCATAGATCCAAGTTTCACAGAGACAAAAAATATTAAAGATTTGGGAGACGACGAGCGAATGTTCGAGACAGATGTGCAAATAAAAGTGCTTGGATATTTGATTGGAGAAGGTAAAAATCGAGAGCGTCCAAAAGTGACTATCAGAGAGAACTATGTTAAAATTCGGGTATCTAGGGAGCGCACAATCCTCGGAGACAAGGTTCCGTGGAAAGAAAAAGACAACGATTATAGAGAATAGGATTTTAGGCTAAAACAATACTATTTACTGTGAATATTACATTTAAAGGAGAGTATTTTAATGCCTAGAAAGTTTGATTTTGTATCCCCCGGAGTTCAGATCACAGAGATTGATCAGAGCCAAGTTGAAGCTCCACTCCAAGACGATGGTTTATTAGTTATCGGTACAGCTAGATCGGGCCCCGCTGGAAAACCAGTTAGGGTTAATAGTTTACAGAACTTTATTGATGTGTTTGGAAAACCAATGAGCGGTAAAGGCACTGTCAATAGCGATGTTTGGCGTGACGGAAACAATCAAAGTCCAACATATGGTATGTATGCTGCTCAAGCTTGGTTGGCTTCTGAAACCTCTCCTGTTACTTTTGTTCGTCTTCTTGGTGAAGACTCTCCAAACCAAGCATCTGGTTATGTTGAAGCGGGTTGGGACAATGGCGGTGCGGATTTTGATCGCGCACCAGCATTAAATGGAACAGCTTATGGTCTTTTTATGGTTCCATCTGGCTCCGGTGCAGGAGGTGTTCTTAATGGTACATTAGCTGCGGTTATATATACAACCGGTTCAGCTTTGGGATTAAATGGAAAGATAGTCAACAGTGCTGCTGCTACAACATCTTCTGCTGGTGTTTTAGTGCGCTCTATTACAACTGCCGGTAAAGCAGGTACTTTTAAATTAGATGTGTACGATGCTGCAATTGAATCAGCGACACCAGCCGAAACACTTGTCTTTCACTTTGACCCAGACGAAAAAACAAATTATATTAGAAACGTATTGAATACCAATCCACAAAAAATGAATGCGACCAATTTTGGTGCTGCACAGACAAAAAAATATTGGCTTGGTGAGACATACGAAGAAGCAGTTAGCCGCTTAGTAACAAATGTCGCATCATCTGCTGGCGATCAGTACGCTGTTCTTATTCCATTGCAGTCTGGATCTGCTGCCACCAATAACCTTATGTATCATAAGAACCCAGCCAAAGAATCTAAATCTGGTTGGGTTATCAGTCGTGATCCAGCCCCACAGGAAAATGTTGCATCGTTCCATGCAGACCAACAAAAGAAGCTTTTCCGCTTATGTTCTTTGACAGAAGGCGAATGGTTTGAAAGAAATTACTACATTGCAATTTGTGATTTAGCTTTGGGAACAGTTGAGAATCCAAATTCATCATTTAGTGTAAAAATTTACTCCAAAGGGGGCGATATTGTAGAGCAATTCTCTAATTTGAATCTTGATGAGTCATCAGAAGACTTCATCGGTAAGAAAATTGGTGATATGTATCAACAGTGGGACAACACCAAGGAACGATATGAGATGTATGGAGAATATCCAAATCAATCAAATTATGTCCGTGTTGAGATGGCTCCTGATTGGGAAGCTGGTATTGATGATATTTATAAGCTTCCGTTTGGTTTCCATGGCCCAGTTCAGCCAAAAGGCTTTGTTCTAATTTCTGGTAGCGCAAATGGCGTATTACCTCTTGGAACGACAGCGGCTGAAACTGCTGTTGATGTAAACAACTATCTTAAAGTTGGAGCCAATGGTGCTGCATATGTTCCGGCTAACGTTGAAACCTCTTTCACACCAATCCAGTTTAGCGCACCAACTGCTGGTGGTCTTGTCGATACAACAACTGCCTTAACTATGTCATTCACTTTCCCAAGGTTAAAACTGACAGAAGAAGGAACTGCGCGAGCAGGTAGTAATTATCTTGCAAAAGATATGTTTGGTATTAATCACAAATTTGCTTCTAAAAACAAAAGAGGCCCCTACCATGATAGAAGTTACATTGATCTTGTTCGCTTTCAAGGTGGTGGAATTGACCTTCACACTTTATCCCCCGCAACTCAACACTCTTTTGTATTCACACTAGATGAAGTTATGAAAAGAGATGGAAAATATTTTTGGCAATCTGGGTCACATGCTCTTGGCGCAGGTCTAAATTCAGAGACTGCTGGATCGGGATCCCAAGCTCTTTTAACTGATGGTGTCCGACAATTTGCTTTGCCAATGTTCGGTGGTTTTGATGGAGTTGACGTCACACAAGTTGACCCATTCTCAAGCAAAGTTATCTTAGATGAAACAGGCAGAGATGATACAAAACACTACGCTAATTACTCAATTAAAAAAGCCATTGATGCCGTTTCAGATAGTGAAGTGGTCGCATACGATGTTGTTTCAATACCGGGATTAACCAACACTGCTTTATCAAATCAATTGATTTCTGCTGTTGAAGATCGCGGAGACGCTTTGGCTATTATCGATATTGATGATGAGTTCAAAGAAACATATGAATCCGGCACAGGTTTGAGAACAGGTGGGTCCATTGAGGATGTCAAGACAAACGCCCGTACCAGAGACTTAAATACTAGTTATGCTGCGACTTATTATCCAAGAGTCCGTATGCGTGATACAATCTCAGGAAATGGCGACATATTCATTGCACCAGCTTCTGTTGCGGGTGTAGGAGCCCTTGCGTTCTCTGATGCTAATTCAGATGGTCCTTGGTTTGCACCTGCTGGGTTTAATCGCGGTGGTATTTCTATCCTTGGTGGAAATGATGGCCCTCGCGTAACTGGAACTTGGAAAAATCTTGCAAAATCAGATCGAGACGAATTGTATGAATTAAACATCAATCCAATCGCAAGATTCCCAGCCGTTGGTGAAATTGTCATCTTTGGACAAAAGACACTACAACAAACACCATCTGCATTGGATAGAATTAACGTAAGAAGGTTAATGGTTTATCTCAAGAAGAGAGTTGGTGCAATCGCTGACACAATTCTTTTTGATCAAAACGTTCAAGCAACGTGGTCTCGATTTAAGTCAAGTGCTGATTTAATCTTGGCAGACGTTCAAGCAAGGTTCGGTATTTCAGAATACAAGCTTATTTTGGACGACACAACAACCACACCGGATTTGGTGGATCAAAACATCTTGTATGCTAAGATTTTTGTCAAGCCAGCAAGAGCAATCGAATTTATCGCTATCGACTTCATTATTACAAGAACAGGCGTCCAATTCTAGACTAGAAACTAGTTAAGTTATATTAAGGAGAAAACAAATTATGGCATTTTGGAGCAACCACACATCAGAGGCAAAAAGAAATTATAGGTTTAAAGTTACTATGATCCCTTTCGGACAGGCTAACTCTATTGTATGGTGGGCTAAGACCGCCACTTTGCCTTCATTTGACGTTTCAGAGATTGAACACAGTCACATGGACAACAAATATTATTTCCCCGGTAGAGTATCGTGGTCAGAGGTGTCAATGACTCTTGTTGATCCTATTTCTCCTGATGCAACAGATTTGTTAAACAAAATGCTTGTTGATAGTGGTTATATTGTACCTGCGAACGAAACAAAAGCAGCCAATAAATCCACCATCTCCAAGAAGAAAGCTGCTGGTTTGGGTTTGATTAAAATTGAAGTTCTTGATGCCGAAGGAAGCGAAATCGAAACTTGGGAATTAAAGAATGCGTTCATTAAAGCTGCTACATTTGGATCTTTGGATTACAGCAGCGATGATATGAAGGAATTGGAGTTGACTCTTCGTTATGACTATGCCACTTGTACTGGTGGATCTGGTGCTACAACTCGCTTTGAAGCGCAAAGTTAACCTAACGCAACAAGGAGTTTAAATGGCCTTTTGGAGCAATAAGAACGCAAGCCCAGCGAGAAAATATAGATTTAAAATGGGGCCGTCTGGCACTAATTGGTGGTATGTTAATTCCGTAACGCTACCATCTTTTGAGATAAATACCGGTGAATATCAACTATTAAACCAAAAGTTTAGATATCCCGGCATTCCAAGCTGGAACCCAGTAACGATTAATATTGTCGATACAGCAACGGCTGTTCAAGAAATTACAAAAACACTGGGTGCCCAAGGTTTTGACTTTCTACAAGAAGAGGGCTTGACAAAGCTTGTAAATAGCCAAACGAGACAAGCTTTATTAAATAAAGTTCAAACAGAGCTTGACGCTAGTATTAAAACAAGTAACGAAACAATACAAAAGAAACACGAAGCAGATAAAAAGAATGCCGATAAACCAATTCGAAACACAGCATTGGTACAGTCCGAGGCTAAGACAGATTTAAGGGCCGCTGCTATAATGAGAGCTAAAAATATTGCTCCTTCTGATGCAAATGATATAGTCATTGAACAAATGAAGTCTGATGGGGGTACACTTAGAAGGTGGACATTAAAGAATTCTTTTGTCTCATCAGTTAATTATGGTGAACTGAATTACAGTAGCGATGAGCTTGTAACAATAGATTTAGTTATTGCATATGATTATGCAACAACCGGATCATAAAATAATTTTAAAGAGGTGAAAATTGAGTAGAAATAATATGGAACGAATGGGGGCCGTTCCCCAAGCAGAAGCCCCAATGCCCGAAGTAACAAATGCCCAAAGTGGTTTGCATTTTGTTGCTCCAACTGAGTTTGTTGACCTTCCGTCAAAAGGTTTTGGATATGATGCAAGTCACCCAATGCACGGAAAAGACACCATTGAAATTCGCTACATGACAGCAAAAGATGAAGATATTCTGACTTCTAAAACGTTGTTAAAAAAGGGAATAGCAATAGAAAGATTTTTAGATAATATTCTTGTTGATAAGAGCTTTAAGGCTTCTTCGCTTTTAGTCGGAGATAGGAACGCTATTATCATCGCAGCCCGAATATCAGGCTATGGGTCTGATTATGATACAACCGTATCGTGTCCCGCATGCGCTGAGACCAATAATTATAGTTTTGATTTAAACGAGACACAGATTCATGAAACCATCTTGGACGAGAAACTTGGAATTGCAAAAACAGAAGAAGGGTTTTTTAAGGTAACATTGCCACTAACAAAGTATGAAGTTCAATTTAAGTTGTTAACTGGTGAAGATGAAATATATTTAGCAAAAATGTCTTCAAGCCAAACAAAGGGCACCAATGTTGAAACTAATCTTACAAATCAATATAAAAGAATGATTGTATCTGTGCAAGGTCACAAAGATACAATGACAATTGAACAGTTCGTTGACAATATGCCAACTAGAGATTCTCGTTTTCTTACGAAATGTTATAAATTGGTTAACCCTAATGTGAAAGTTATTAATAATTTTTCTTGTACCGCATGCGGCTTTGAGCAAGAATTGGAGGTGCCCTTCGGGGCGGACTTTTTTTGGCCTGAATGATCAATATGTTCAAGTTGTGTATGAACAATTTTTTCTATTGAAGCATCACGGTGGCTGGTCATTTATGGAAGCATATAATTTACCGGTTGGTTTGAGATTGTGGTTCCTAAAAAGACTACAAAAACAATTTAAGGATGAAAAAAAAGAAATTGATAAGGCTCAAAAGAGAAGATAAATAATGCCCTTGTGGGCATTTTTTTATTAAAACTATTTATATTTATAATGAGGAGAGTTATGCATGTTAGTTATTGATTTATCAGAGAGAAAGCTTTTAAAAGAAACTTGGATGGAGATGTTAGGGTCTTGGTCTAAGTCGCTTCTAAAAATGATGTACGGTGATGATGTTAATATTGTTGCCAATCTCAATGAGGAAGATGATAACCCCAAGTTCATTATTCGCGGCAAACACAAAGACGTTAAGTCTTACGCAAAAGCAATTGTAGCGGAAAAGAACTATCTTGATGCTTATTCTCAATATGGAAAAGAACATCTTCAAACTGTTAAAGCTCGCGAAGAACTAAATACAGCAGTGGATAACTTTGAAAGTACAACTGGATTATTGTGGCCTTTCAAAGACGAGGGTTAATGAGTGGCTGAAAAAGTAGACATAGATAAACTTGCTGAGTACAATAAACTTTTCAAAGAAGGTAAAATTGATAAAGAAGAGTTTAATGAGATTCAAGAAAAATATATTAAGCAAATGAAACAGCTTAATGAAGAGTTGGAAAAAGCAACCATTGAGACCGTTGCCCTTGCTCAAGCAGAAGCGGAATTGGCCGAAATGTTTGGAGATACCCTTTCAGCTTACGAAGCTAACAATGAAGCACTAAGACAAGCACAAGAGTTACTTGAAGCTGCTGAATCTTCCACAAAAGATCTTACACAAGCCCAATTAGATCAAATTGAGGCCAACTACGGAGATGTGGAGGCACTTAAAGAATCTATCAAAGCTATGGAGGCCAAGAAAAAAGCAATTGATGATCTTGGCCCAGCCTATAAGAAAGCTTTAAAACTATCAAAACCATTTTTTGAAGATACGGCAACAAAATTGGGCCTTTTATCCAAAAAAGGAAATAAATTTGTTAAAACTCTTGGAGCAATGGGTAAAATGGCAACCCAAAAGGGCGGTTTAAGAGGTTTAGCTGCTGGGTTCTTTGAGGCTTTTAATCCATTGAACATGGGTGTGTCAATATTAACAAAAGTTGTTGAAGCAACAATGGAAATGATGTTTGCTGTCGATAATGCTGGAGCGGCTCTTGTGAAAACAACAGGGTTTTCTCGAAAATACGATGCAGTTATAGCGGATACAAATGTAAGAATGAGGCAGTTTGGAGTTACCGCTGACGATGCCCAAAAAGCATTAGTTAGTTTAAAAAATAGACTAGGTGATTTTGATAACTTGGCTGGCCCAACAAGAGATAAGCTCATGGACTTGGTAACAGGTCTTGAAAAAATTGGTGTCTCCACCGCTGAATCAACAGAAATGATAAATTCTCTTACTAAATCATTTGATATAAGCACTTCACAAGCGGCAGACATGACAAGAAGCTTGGCCCTGCAAGCCGAGGTTCTTGGAAAGTCAGCCTCTGGATTGTTAAAGGATTATAATAAGACCCTATCAACACTTGCTATGTATGGTGATAGATCAGTTAAGATATTTAAAAACATCGCAGCAATGGCAGCAGCGGCTGGTGTTGAGGTCGGGGATTTAATGGGTATAGCAGATAAATTTAGAGACTTTTCTTCATCTGCAAAAACCGCAGCAAAAATGAATGCAATATTGGGAACAAGCTTTTCTGGTATGAATATGATGATGATGGATCAAGACAAAATAATTGAAAATGTTATAATGGGTCTACAAAGAACAGGAGTTCAGTTTAAAAATCTTGATAAATTTACACAGCAAGCAATAGCGACACAACTTGGCATTAAAGATTTAGATAAAGCAAGAAAAATTCTTGGTATGAATACCTCTGAATATCGAAGATTTCAAAAAGAACAAGCAAAAACAGCAGCAGATACAGAAGAGTTCAATAAGAGAATCGCAGCCGGGGTAAAAGTTTTAGATCAAATTAAATTAATATTTGCCGATTTTGCTGTCAATATGAAAGACTTTATACCAACTATTAGAAAGGCAGTTGAAGGCTTTGGAAGTTTGATTAGGATGATTAGTCCGATGGGTCTCATCTTTACCGGTCTTGGTCTAAGTGCGCTTGGCTTTGCCATAAACATAGCCGGCTTGGTTACAAAAATAAAAATTGTTGAAAAGGTTGGCGGATCATCAATTAAAGGCTTATCAAAAGCTATTTCTGAGGGCCTATTAAGAGTCTCTAAGGCTGCTGGCCAATCAAGCCCAGCGTTGGGTAGTCTTAGCATCTCAATGAGCGGTATCGCTTTAACAATCATATCTACTGGTGCAGCCATATCTGGTATAATCTTATCTTTCGCTCTTTTATTTAAAACCATGATTGATGGCGTAGTTGCTTTAAAACAATCTGGTGCTGGATTTAAAGAAATGGCAATGGCACTTGGTTTTTTTGCTGCTGGTATAGTTGGTGTTACATTTGCTATCAAAGGACTAGCAGCCGCATCAGCAGCATTAACTGCAACTGGTACGATTGGTTTGGCAATTGGTGGCGTTATCGCTGGTGTAGCTGGGATCGCATTTGGCGTTGGAGCACTTATGAAAGGCGCATCTGACGCTGCTGCTCCAAAGATGGACACTAGTGATTTAATAAAAAGCGCAGAGGTGCTAAAAGGCTTGTCTCAAGAGTTGCAATTCTTGGTTGATAAAAGAGCAGAAATAGAGGAAACTTTTGCCGCAGTTGGACAAGGTTTAAAAAGAACACAAAGTTCTTTAACTGCTGATATAAAGTCAACGATAACAAACATTGCTCTTATCACAACAGGGCAAGCCGCTGGTGAAATGACCCAAGGCGCAGCAGGTGCAGCCTTGAATAGAAATCTTGGTCGCTTTATAGATACTGTTGGTGATTACTTTGCGGGACAACAAAATGGCGAAAGTGATAAAAAAATGTTGATTCAAATGGATGGCGGTAATTTTGGTGAGTTCTTAGACGGTAAAATAGCCAAGTGTCATGTAAAATCAAATTAATTGGGAGTCTATTAAATGAGTAAAGGCAAGGGAAAGAAATCAGAAAATTCGTTACATCCAATCTCTACAACCTATGAGTCAGAGGTTCGTAACATTTCAAATAATAAAAATGCAAAACTTTGCATTAAAAGTATGTTATCAGGCGAGATCATTGAATTTCCAGCTTTTTTAACAAACTTTTCTCAAACCTTTGCTTCCAATTGGAATGAAGAAGATGTTTATGGTAGGATGGATCCAATTGCTACTTTTCAAAACACAAGGCGTTCAATATCTTTGGGCTTTGACCTACCAGCAGCAAACATTGGTGTTGCGATTGATAATTTAAAATATTGCGATAAGCTAGCTCTATTTCTATATCCCGGCTATAAAAAACAAAAAGAAATCAAAAGTGATAACGCCAAAACCCTTGGTAATGTAATATCTAGACCACCGCTTGTTGCTGTTAAGTTTGCTAATTTATTATCCCCACAGAACGGCTTTCAGCTTGGGTACATGTTGGGTCTAGAATGGGCCCCTGTTTTGGATATGGGGATGTTTTCAGATGGAAAGAATAATTTGTTTCCCAAAGTTATTTCACTATCTTTTACTCTTAATGTTCTTCATCAATCCGATAGGGGCATTGGCGAAAGTAATGAAAGATTGGGTACTAGTTTTTTCGGAGGGCATGAACAATGAGCAGGTATCTTACAAGAATGACAGCTATAAATGAAGAAGAGCAATATCTTAAAATGCTGGACGATAGAGGCGTTACAAGTGTAAGGCAATATAGAACATTAGAGAAAGAAGTTTATGAAGATGATGTGTATGAATCAATTGAAACTGTAAATCACGTTTGGAAGTACGGAGACATGTATTGGAGATTAGCTAATACTTTTTATGGAGATTCAACATATTGGTGGGTAATAGCGTCTTTTAATAAAAGACCCACAGAATCGCATAATAAAATTGGCGATACTTTAAAAATACCTATAAACTTAGCTGATGCTCTTCAGGTGGTGGAATAATGGCCGATGATTGGAAAACATCAACTTTCTTAACTGAAATGATGGCTTATGTGAATTATCTTGACACCAAGTTGGTAGGTGCCGCCCAGAGAGCAGGTAATGCTCAACCACCAATCCAACTTCGATCATATTATGATGCTGTGTGGGGCGGAGCAATCAGCAAAAAAACGGGAAATAAGTTACCTAAAAACTGGTCCATCGCCAGCGGACCTGTAAGGGCTCCAAATATAAATTCTTATCTTGGTGGATCCCAACCCAGCGGCTATCTTATTGCAAGAGGCAACAAAACCGGTGAATATGCACCAAGTAAAAACCCATTTGCTGATCCTTGGTTTGTGCAGATGTTCCTATATTTTTACAGTGATAGGAAAATACTTGGCGGCAGCATGTCAAAAGTTAGTTCAACGCGACCGGACGGCTTTAATGTTGAAAAGAAAAAAAGCAGTCGAAAGCGGTCAAAACAAAACGATAATATTTGGCAAGAAACCGATTATAATCATTACGTTAGCGTTTGTCAAAAGATTACTATTCAAGACTATGCTCCTTATAACCAAGCATATGGTTATCATAGATATGGATTTTTTACAGACCCTAAACATGTTGAAGTCACGCGAGGTGGCGGGAAGCTGAGTAATCTTTTTCTAAAAGATCGAATGGCACCACAATTATTTTCAGGCGCACCGGAAACTGATACACTAGGTCTGGTAGGTTGTGTAAATTTGCATAGAAAATTAATGGAACACATAAAAGCGGAGGATCCCCAATTTAAAAATGAAGGTCTAAGACACTGCTTTCTTCTCGCAGGCGGCAAACACTTTGGAAGAAACGATATCTCCCACTTAAATATAATGGATGCGGTTAAATACAAAGGCAGATATACAATATATGAATTTGTACCGGATGATGTTATTGAGTTCTGGAAAGACAATCATAAAACAGCAGTAAGAATTGAATCGGGTTCTACGACAACGGACAATACAGTTCTTGCGCAACTCGAAACATTGTTGGGAGAAAGAGTAACATTAGACTTGTTTGCAAAATACATCACCCATGGCGCACCTAAAAGCGCAGAATTTAGAAAAAAGATTTATCACTATACTCATCGCGGTGTTTGGGACGTAACGAATCAAATTCGCCGCCCCCCAATTGTTAGCGCAACCTTGGACAATATAGATAAAGGAGAGGCTTTTCTTACATTGGTGTTTCCAGATTACATATACTCTGGTTGGTATTATTCAACGGCCAAAGAAAATAAAGCGGACTTTGAAACCGTCAAATACGAAAATGAGGAAGAATTCAGACGATCAATCCCGTCAGGTGTTAGAGATTCTGGCAAGGCATACAACATCGGTCTCTCTAATATGGGGTCGGCGAAGAATATCAAACCGACGCAAACTGACGAGTATGAACTCCGTTATGATGGTAACTATCCGGGTAATTTTGGATCAAAGGGGGGAAAAGCCCTTCTCGCAACCGGTAGAAAAAACTCCATTAAGTTTAGCAAAAACTCTCAAATTCTGAATGTTGTAAAGAGAAGTCTTTATGTCGCCCCCGATGACGATAAAGCGGTGGTTGAGATGACTAAAAAAGCCGTCGCGTCAGAAATTGAAGTCCAGCGAGGTGGCAAAAGAAGAGATAAGCCACTTGTTTGGTTTAAGAAAGGACAGTGGGAAAATCGAGCCGGTGGGCGTGTATCCATTTCTACTAAATATGTTAGTCCGCCCAATTTTGAACCTACGAAAGAAAATGAAACATATACGAAGAAAAAAATATATGGCTCCATTGTTGGAAAGCCACCCGATATACCAAAGGATAGGTCACTTTTAGACTTTGATCCAACTGGCAAGGACATATCAAAATACGCTGATGCGCTGGGTAATGCGGTTGAGGATGAATTAGGATCAGAAACTGTCACTGGTCTTATAGGAAAAAGTGCTTTGAAAAATATTGTGACGAGTGCTGGACAGATTAAAGTACCATATGACAAAACGCTTATGACTGGTATCTATGGTGGTTTATTAGATGCACAAAAAGTCATTGAAAAAGAATACAAAAGGCTTGAAAAGAGAGCCAAATATTTAGAAGATCAACTAACAGCAGCCCCAGCAGGCGAAGAGAAATGGGATGAAATAACTAAAAAAATCCTTTTGTCAGGCCAAAGTGAAACCGATAAAGAGGCAGTGTCGTTGCAGCTTTGGATAGATTCTGTAAACTCCGCAGCAAATAAAGTAGCACAGTGGATGCAGTGTGCAGTTACCTCAGCCAACGCATTTGTTGCTTTTTTTGCTATAAATGTATTGGATAAGGGTGAAAAATCAGACGATGAGATTAACAAACTAACAAGAGACCTTTACAGGGGAAATCTCAGGTCCACCAAGGGTCTCCGTGCCAGATCTAAAATACCTTTTGATATCAAATTGCCTCCTCCTCCCGAAACCCCCGATCCGGGCCTATCCGATGATGAAATAAAAAAGAGACTTGATGAAAGAAAGAAAAATATTGACCAATGCTTGGTGTCTGGAAACATTGAAAAACTTGCTGAAGCATATAATAAGAAAATAAAAGCTGAGTTGGCTGGTTCTGGCTTTACTATTCATAGGGCAAGCATAGATGGATCAGTTAAAAAAGTCCCATTTGGTGGTCGGTTTTTCCTTGTCTCCGATAGCAAAGCACAGCACTCTAAAATATCAAATTATATATTGGCGAATAAAGGAGAAAATTTAAGACCTTTTTTAGACATAACAACAGATTTAATGTCTGCTTTGACGCCAAAAATAAGACTGTATCGTGTTAGCACTGATAGCAATGGGGTAGACAAAGAAACAGAATTTGTTTTTGAAAATTTTGTATCTGGGAGAGAAGCGAGAGGTCTTAGGGACGGAACTAAATTTGAAAAGGGCCGTGGCTGTGGAATTAAAAGCTTCACTTTTACATATGAGGGTGGAACCCCTGCAACAGCAAAAAAAGACATAAACGCTGAGTTGGTTCTTTATTTTCAATCTTTTAATGAGTTGACAAAATTTCGTGGAACAAGTGGCCGCAAATATAAATACATTGATTTGTTGTTATATCCCAATAACCAAGCCGGTGTAGCAGATAGCGGGAATATACATCCAAATCAATATAATCCTCAAAATTTTAGAATTAGAGCAGATGTTGGTTGGAATTTAAGACAAGACTTTGCAATGGCAGAGATGGTTACTAAAAGAATATCTCAAACTGATCAAAATAAACTGAGAGAATCTAATGCTGGAAAGCGAGGAATTAAAAAAATTCAAAAAGAATTTGAAGAACAAGAAGTCACGTTATCAGATGACGATGCTTTCAATCGCTATCTTTTAAAAAGATTCAATAAAGCGGTTGAATTACAAAATAAATCTCTTCTATTAAACATGATAGACCATGACATTGATTTTAGAAATGATGGTTCTGTTGAAATAAAAATAACATACGCTGCGTATATTGAATCTGCCACCAGATCAGCAAAATGCAATGCTATTTCAACACCACAAATAGAGGCGTTTGCTAGTCGTCAAAATAATGAAATTGAAAAGCTATTAGCAGAAGGTAAGTGCACTATAAGAGAGATAAACGCACTAAAACAAGCAAGACAAGCAACGTATAGAGATTATGTTTTGGCTGCTCAAGGTTCTATCGTAAATCGCTTGCTTGATCGAGGACTCACCAGAACTGCCGTTTTTAACAAAAAAGATGTTGATGAATATTTAAAAGATTTTGCCACCTTGCCACCGGCACCAAAAGGCAACATAACCCTAAGTCAAACAGCTTCTGGATCAAAAGAAGTAGAAGTAGGGTTTTATTTTTTAGGAGATATTATTCATACAGTAATGGATTGCCTCTTTGATTTAACCACCAAATTGCCTGAAAAATATGATCCACAAACAGATCAACTTAAAGAATATACAAAAAGAAGAAAAGATTTAGCAAAATTTGTACCGCTTTTATCCTCCTTTGTTTACACAGATTATAATAAAAAAGAACCATATTTTACATCTAATATAGCAGAGATTCCAATATCAGTGAAATTTTTTAATGAGTGGTTAGTCAACAACGTTTCAAAAAATGAAAGAATTGTTTATCCTTTAATGGACTTTATAAGAGATCTCGCAAAAGCAGTTGTTGATCTTATAACTGATGCTTGTATTAACAGGCAGTTTGATGTTTCTTTGTTTTTTCAAACAGCAGAGATAAGAGCAAGAAAGAATCCATTTCTATATGATCCGAAATCATCAGCTAAATCGAAAACCACATGGAAAGACATTGTAAAAGATGTTGATACAATGCACAAAAATGGCGACTTACCACTGTATACATCTGACACTATTAATGGTGGTCGAATAAGCTTAAATAGATACCATGATTTTTCTCTTTTGTATCCTGTGTCTCCGGTATTGTCAAGTGGCCATAAGGGCGTTGGTATGCGAAGTCAAGATGAGAAATTAGGGACGTATCACTTTCAAATTGGATCAAACAAGGGGCTTTTAAAAAATGTAAAATTTTCCAAAACGGATATGGCTTTTTTAAGAGAAGCAAGATATTTTAATCAAGGAAATTATGGCTTGTTGCAGCTTGGAGCAGTTTATAATGTTAACTTAGAATTGTTTGGAAACACATTGTTTTATCCGGGTATGGAGATATTCATTGACCCAAGGGGTTTCGGTGGGACAAGTTGGGATCCAACCGTTGGCGGCAAAAACAGGTCAGTTGCTAATGCTTTGGGCATTGGAGGATACCATGTGATAACAAAAGTTCAATCGACAATATCTCCAAGCGGGTTTACCACAAGCTTAGACGCAGTGTTTCAGTTCTCAGGTGACAAGTCTCAAAGAAATGTGGCTGTCGATGGTTCAACCGTGAGAATGAAAGAACCAAAAATTACGGAGTCCAGCGGTAAAAAATCTGGTAAATGTGCAACTGCGCTTGACACTTTCCTTTCGAGACGAGCAAAAGCGAGTGCAAAAAGAAAGAGCAAAAAGAAAAAGAAAAGATTAAAAAAAGGGAAGTAAAAAATAATGACAAATTTTAAAGGAACAAACACTTTACGATCTCCATTGGAGTCGTTTTATTACAGAGGCTTATATAAACAGGATGCTTTTCGAGGTGGGGGAATTTTTAATCCAGAGGTTTTAGATTTTAGCTTTGCTGAAAATGTTTTATATGGCCGTGTTAATACTGTTTTGAATACGGTATATCCAATTGAAAATAGAATGAAAGTAATATCATCGGATAGCGATGCCGCTTCTTCATATCGTGTTGTTAATTTTGTTAAAGATGCTTTTGAAGTTGTAAGATCAACAATGAGTTCAGCAAGAGACCAAGGGACTATACCAAGTGACCAATCATTTTTTTCAAAGATTGAGATAAAAAGAGCATATACTTCACCAATTGAACTTTATAACGATTATATAGATGAATTAATGGAGAGATACACAACAGAGTATTTAATTGAAAAAAACAATAAAAGACACGTTATGACACTCAGCAATTTTATTGATCATTTTATTATTTTCTTACACAATCAAGCTTCTCATACACCCTTCACGCTCACTTCGTTTCAAAGATCGACTAAATCTAATATCTTTACCTCTGGGCTCGCTATTGATATAGGCGGGTTGGACTTTGGTTTTGACCCAGACATTGAGCGTTCTGTTTTAAGAAATCCTTGTTTTCAGTTTTATTTAAAAGTTTGTCGAGCAAATGGTTTTTTGGTCTCTCAGCTAGCACCCACTCTAATGGTCGCAGATGTGTTATCACCGGGTCTACTGCCCTACGCACAAAGAAATGAAGTTTATACGACTGAAACCGTATTTACAAAGAATTATAGAGAGGCTTTTTTAGATGATTATGACTTAATGCAAATAAAATTAATTGATGCTTTTAATTTATTTGTTGGTTTGTTTCCAATTGAAAAAATAATAATGCCAAAGTGTAAAAAAACAACCTTTTCAACCATAAAAGAAAGAACTATAACTAATATGTCCACTGCTCAAAAACAGATAAGTATGAACAGGTGGTTTCTATATTATGCTAAAATTAGAAACATCGAAGAAGAGGGTGCGCTAGACAAACAAGCATACAAAATTTTAGCTAAAAATATTAAAACAACAAAATATCTTGACAAAGTTCAAGGTATAAGATATATTAATAGCGTATTTAGAAACACATACAAAAAAAAGTATGGTGGGGTTAATTATTTTGTTAGAAAAGATGAAGCAAATAGAAGTGATCGAATCCCCTCAGTCGAGAGAGTGTCAGGTGTTGACCCAACGTCCGATGTTATTGGTCCATCAGATATTAGTTCGTTTGTTGGTACATCAGGCGGTTCAAGTGGGGGATCAAGCGGGGGGTATTAATGACATTTCAAATACTTGATGATAGGAGTGAATGCTATGGAATCTATTATAACGGAAATTTTATTTACGACAATTTCCCAAGCAACCTTGATCGGACTTGGGAGTGGTCTTCTCATCTTCTTGGTCGGAACATCAATTATGGTTCTATCTTTTGCGGTGGTAGAGAGATTGGTAAAGTTGGCCCCGTCCACCTTCAAGATCGGTATGAAATCTATTCTCGCAAGATTCGGAGTTTCTTGAGAGCAACAGCAAATGCCAAAATAAAGTTCGATGATGTTTGTTTATTCGAGATTGTTCCTCAACAACACCTCCGACACTATTGCGAGGTCAAAAACGATATAACCAATTGGGTATTTGAAAATCATGAGAAACCACAGAACCATCAGCACATGGTGGACGTAATGGAACTCAGTCACGATATTTCACAAAAAATCCCCGTAATCGACCTAAATCGGCTGTTTAGGTATAGCAAGCATGATAGCAAGGCCAAGTATCTTTTTGACCAAGTTAAGGGTCAAAATACGCCCATTCTGTACGATGTATGGGGGTCTGTGACCGGCAGATTAACCACGAAACCGGGATCTTTTCCAATCCTAAACTTGAAGAAGGAAATCGCTGATTGCGTAGTTCCAACCAACGATGTTTTCGTTCAACTTGACTTTAATGGAGCCGAGATCAGAACTTTAATTTCTCTTGCTGGAAAAGAACAACCAGAAGAAGATATCCACGAATGGAACATGAAGAACATCTATCACAACATAACTGAGAGATCAAAAGCAAAACAACGGTTCTTTGCTTGGTTGTACAATCCGAATTCAAATGATCAAGAGACCGAGAGACACTATACGAGAGAACAGATACTAAATAAGCATTATAATAATAATATAGTATCAACTCCTTTTGGAAGAAAGATAGGAGCCGATGATTTTCACGCTTTAAATTATCTTCTACAATCCTCTTCATCAGATAATTGTTTACAGTCAGCAGTTAAAGTAAATAAAATTTTGAAAAATAAAAAATCATTTGTTCAATCGGTTGTGCATGATTGTGTTACAATCGATATGTCTTTAACAGAAAGGCATATTCTACCAACGTTAGTTGAAATGTTTAGCGATACTTCTCTAGGCAGATTTAAAACATCGGTACAAATTGGACACAATTTAAAAGACTTGGAGGAAGTACAATGGTAGTAATAGGCATAGGAACAGCAGGGTGCAAAGTTGCTAACTCTTTTAGTAAAGGACACAAGAAGATTCTTATCGGCCCTAATAAATTTCCAAAAACATGCAAGACTGTTGAAGATTATGAGAATAAATGCCCGTCACTGAAAAAAGAATTATCTTTCTCGCAAAAAGAATGTTGGGTGTTTGTCTGTGGTGCTTCAAAAACTTCTGGTGCTACATTAAGAATCTTGGAGAAAATAAAAGACAAAACACTGAATGTTGTTTATTTTACCCCAGATAATCTATTATCAACACCAATACAGATTAAGCAAGATAAGGTTGCATTTAATGTTTTACAACAATTCGCTCGTTCCGGTCTCTTGTCTTCTTTGTATTTGGTTTCAAATGTTGCACTTGTTTCTCTTGCTGGCGAGGGTCCAATAACCGATGTTTATAGAAATGCGAATGCAACAATTGCAAATATTATTGAAACAATAGAATATTTTAAAAGCGAGGATCCTGTTCTTGGCACAATAGCCGAGACAAAAAATATATCTAGAATAAAAACATTTTCAGTTGGTGTTCTTTATGAGAGTGAAGAAAAATTACTTTTTCCTCTTGACAACATTACTGAAACTGGTTACATGTATAGTATAAACGAAGACGAACTTAATCAGGAGAATGATTTGTTAATGTCGATAAAAGATAAAGTTGCCGAAGACAATGAGAATAATCTTCTTTCTTCTTTTGCTATCTTTTCTTCTCCACATGAGAGATCATTTTACTACGCGATTAAGTCTACGCACTTCATTCAAGAAAAAATATAAAAAAATTATTTGACAAAAAATAGTTTTATGTTATATTGAAAGAGTCGATAAAGACACAACAACAAAACAACAAACAGGAGAAAAAATGAGTAATTACACTGCATACACCGGAACCTTTGTAAACAAGAATGGCCAAACTCGTACCATGACTTTTATCCGTCAAGGCGATGTTCCAAGTTCTTTCTTTAACGGAGGTGTTAAGCGTAAACTTTCTGAGGGTATGGAAACCGTTTACGATGTAAATGCGAAAGGTTGGCGTACATTTAATAGCAATACGCAAATTGGCCAACTTTCACAGAAAACAGTACAATTTTCATTTGACAGTTAAGCATAAATATGCTATAATATAAATAGCGGGGGGTCTTTGCCCCCCGACTTTAGCCTGAAACGGCAAAAACTTTAACGATAGAGGAGTAACAACATGGCGTTAAATTTAGATAAGATGAGAGAGAAGTTAGAAGCTTCCAAGAATGGTGGAAAAAAACAAGAAAATAACACCAAATGGAGACCACAAGAAGGTGACCAAACAATTCGCATTATGCCCACAGAAGATGGCGATCCGTTCAAGGAATACCACTTTCATTATAATGTAGGTAAGAATCCCGGCATTTACTGCCCAAAGAAAAATGATGGTGAAGATTGTCCAATCTGTGAATTTGCTTCATCCTTGTGGCGAGATGGTGTTCAAAACAATAATGACACCGCAAAGCGAGAAGCTAAGAAATTGTTTGTTCGCAAACGTTATTATTCTCCTGTCTTAGTCCGAGGTCAAGAATCCTCTGGAGTAAAAGTTTGGTCTTACGGTAAGACCGCATATGAAACCCTTTTGGGTTATGTATTGGATCCTGACTATGGTGATATTACTCACCCAGAAACAGGAACTGATATCGTACTAACCTATACGGTCCCGAACACACCGGGTTCGTTCCCAAAGACACAATTGAAACCAAGAAGGCGTCCATCCGTTTTATGTGATGATGCTGTGGCTAATTGTGATGATTTGGTCAGTTCTGTCCCTGAGATTGATACTCTCTTCCAACGACATACTACCGCAGAGGTACAAGCCTTGTTGGATGATTATCTTTCCTCCGATGCAAATAGTGAGTCGCGATCTTCGGAGACAGCAAAATATAATACTGAAAGCAAGGTAGATGCTGCTTTTCAAAAATTTATGAACGGTTAGATACGGGCCGCTATGGGGGCGCAGCGGGTAATAAATTGCGCCCCACCTTTTTTTAGGAGGAGACATGAAGTATTTCATGATGGCTGCACTATTCATCGCATGTGGTGACAAAGACACAGGTGAAGAAGTAGCAGAAGAGCAAGATTCAGCAGTAGAAGCTGAATAAAATAAAAAAATACCACAGGGAGGCATGGGTTTATAGATGCCTCATTATTCATAGTTTTAAAATATAAAAACTATGAATCGGAACGAGGACCGTTATCCTCACATAAAGAGAAAAAACAATGAACATAAAAACATATAATATTGCAGAATTTGTTGAAAATTTTGCTATCAAAGAAATCAGCCGCGAAGCTTACGAAGAGGTCACCACGTTAAGCTTGTCCGAATATCAGAAAACGCAAAAACAATATGCGGATCCAAAATATCAGAGAATATTTGGTGCTTGGGATCACAAACAAAAGTGTGCTTACATTGAAAGTCTTTTTCACAAGGAGGCATATAATCCAATTGTTCTGGCGGAAATTCTTACTAAAGATGACACATTACCAAGGTCTATAAAATTTGCTTGTCTAGATGGGCAACATAGATCAACAGTTATTTGTGAATTTATCGATAATAAGTTTGGCTTTACAGGTTCGCTTAATATTGATGGAGAAATAAGAGAGTTTACAAATACACTTTTTAAAGACTTAAATAAAAGAATTAGAAAAGTTTTCTTAGAAAGATCTAAGGTTTGCGTCTTGATTGTTGAGAACAAATCTGAAAACAATTTAAGAAATATTTTCTTACAAATTAACTCAGGTGAGCCGCTAAATCGTCAAGAAAAAAGGAATGCTTTGGATACATACATAGCCGAGTGGTCGAGAAGACAAACAGAAAAACATGGTGATATTTTTAAACAAATATCTAAGATTGGTTCGCAAATCCATAGAATGTCTGATCGCCAGTATACATCCAAAGTGGCTTTATTTTTGTCTGAATATGATAAAAATAAAATTATAGAGACCAAAGACAATGAACTTGACGCCTACTATAATTCAAAAGAATATAATTACTCAATGTTGGAATATATCTCTAATCATTTATTTAGTAGTTTGAGTAGCATTGCTCTTTCTCACAAAAGAAAGAATAACTCAAGAATGCAAATGACACATCTTTGGTGCTATACGCTGCTTCATTATAAATTATTTTATGCTTCAAGTGATAGTTTTGCAAGGTGTGAAAAAATTCCTGATTCATCGACAATTTATAACTTTTGCTGCGAATTAGTTGAAAGATTATCATCTGAATCAGAAGATAGGTTTTCTCATGAAAAAATTAGATGGCAATCTGGTGAAATTAGTGAAGAACAATTTAAAGCTGAACTATTCTTTCATCTTGAAAAGAATAGAACCCATACTTCTACCTCAATGAAAGTATATGAAAAACATATTGTTGAAACTTTTAACAACGATATAGACACTCTTGTTGAGCAGATAATGGACTATGATCAGGGCTCATCGGATCAGATAGCAGCTTAAACAAACACCACAGGGAGGCATGGGTTTACAGATGCCTCATTCTATTTAACGGAGTAATAATTGGGAAAGGTAATACAAATGAAAACTAAACCGGGTAAAGTTAATATTGGCGACTTTAAAAAAGCCCTCAACAAAAAACTAGGGATTGAAGTTGCTTACGACTTAAACCATGAAAATCCTGCATCAATTAAGGATTGGATCTCAACTGGGTCAACTATTCTTGATTGGCTAATATATCCCGGTAAACGAGCCGGTATTCCTGTTGGCAGAATCACAGAGTTAGCAGGGCTTTCAGCCGCAGGCAAGTCATTTATGGCTGCTGTTATTGCCGCAAATGCTAACAAGAAAGGTATGAAGGTTGTATACTTTGATTCAGAAGCAGCAGTTGATGCTGAGTTCTTAGAGAAAGCAGGTTGCGATAAGAATGAGATTCTTTATGTTCAAGCAACATCGGTTGAAATGGTTCTCACTTCTATTGAGTACCTAATGGAACAGTGGCCAGACGAACAGCTATTGTTTATTTGGGATTCTATTGCTGCTACACCAGCAGAGAAAGATGTAGAGGGGGATTTCAATCCGCAATCAAGCATGGCTCAAAAGCCAAGAATCTTTTCAAAAGCATTTGCTAAATTGCAAGTTCCCTTGGAAAGAACACAATCAACACTTTTGCTTATTAATCAGTTGAAAACTAATATTACAACTAATGTAGCAGAAGCGATGACCACGCCTTACTTTGCCCCCGGTGGTAAAGCGATTGAGTTTCATTGCGCTCTTCGTATTTGGCTTACCCGTCGTAAAGCAAAAGCCGGTAAGGTACTTGACGAGAACGGAACGCAAGTTGGTTCCGAGGTTAAAGCTAAGATCCAGAAGGTCCGTTCAGCCGGATATGGTAGAGAATGTACTTTTGATGTTCTTTGGGGCGGTAAAGATGTTAGGATCGCAGATGAAGAATCATGGCTCCATGCCTTGGCCAAAGTCAATAGTGATCGCTATAAAGCCTCTGGTGCTTGGAAAACTATTATTGATAGCAAGGGAAAAGAATATAAATTTCAATCAAAAGATTGGCTTGAGAAACTAAAAGATGAAAAGTTTAAAGCTGCTGTAATGGAAGTCTTAGAGGAAGAATTTGTAAACAAGTATAAAAAAGAATCGTAAGTCATCTCCTTGATTCGATGAAACAAGAGCCCCGATTAATTTCGGGGTTTTTTATTTGACAAATCTTAATATCATGATATAATATAAAAGCAACGGAGGTATTCATGAAAGAAATACAATATGTAGACATTGTTGCCGATCTCTCTTGGGGAGACACAGGCAAAGGAAAAATAACATCACATCTTGCGAAAGACAAATCATATGATTATGTTTGTCGCTGGGCTGGTGGTAACAATGCTGGTCATACAGTTTTTTTAAAAGGAAAGAAATTTAAAACACATCTTATTCCATCTGGTGTTTTTCATGGAATTAAATCAATTATCGGACCTCAATGTGTAGTGCATCCAGAGTCCTTACAAGAAGAGTTAGATTATCTCAAAGAGAACGGATTTGATACTTCTTTGGTTAAGGTTTCTCCGAGAGCACATATTGTAACAAAAAAACATATATCAGCAGATAAAAGAAAACTAGCCAAGAAACTTGGAACAACTTCCAAAGGCATTGCTCCATGTTACTCAGACAAGATGGCTAGAACCGGACAATTAGCAAAAGATGTTCTCCCAGAGGAATTGATATGGGATGAACAATTAAGTGGAAGAATTCTCTGCGAGGGGGCCCAAGGTTATTATTTAGATATAGACCATGGTAATTATCCTTATGTCACCTCATCAATTACACTACCCTATGGTGCTTGTTCCCTTGGGTTTCCTCCGCAGAAAATTCGTCGTATATGGGGCATAGCCAAGCTATATGATACCCGCTCTGGTGTGGATCCACTATTCCCCGATAAGCTACTAAAAGACAAAGAATTGGCCAAATTGGGCGATCTAGGGGGTGAAGTTGGAGTAACAACCGGACGAAAAAGAAAGTGTAATTGGCTCAATGTCGATATGATGATTGATGCCGCGAGAAAAACAGGAACAACTCATCTTGTGATCAATAAATGTGATATTGTTAGGGGATTAGGTATTTTTAAGTGTTATAGCGGAGGGGAGTTAAAAGAATTTTCTTCCTATCATAAGATGACCGAGTTTATTACTGACAAAGTTGGGCAATCTAACTCATTGGCAAAACATATTTACCTTTCAAACTCCCCGGAGAGATTATGAGTGAGAAGAAAAGATTATTAATTGTTGATGCGCTTAACTTGTTTATACGAAGTTACGTTATTATTCCGACGATGGACCCATCCGGTATTCCAATTGGAGGCACTATTGGGTTTCTCAAATCATTGCAGAAGATCATGCGTCAATCACGACCTCATGAAGTTATTATCTGTTGGGATGGCATTGGTGGCTCACAAAGAAAAAAACAACAGAACGAGAACTACAAAGAAGGTAGAAAACCACTTCGTTTCAATCGTCGTATGATCGAACTAGACCCCAAGAGCCAAGAGCAAAACAAAATACACCAACAGATTCGCTTGTTTGAGTATTTAAATGAGTTGCCCGTAATACAACTAACTTATGATGGTGTTGAGGCCGATGATGTTATTGCAATCGTTGCCCGACACAAGCATTATGAAGATTGGCAGAAGATTATCGTCTCAAGTGATAAAGATTTCTTCCAGTTGTGTGATGAGAGCACAGCGGTTTACAGACCAGTGCAAGATGTGTTGGAGACACAAGGTACAATAAAATATAGATTCGATATTCATCCAAATAACTTTGCATTGGCCAGAGCGATTGCAGGGGATGCTTCGGACAACCTCAAAGGAGTGGGTCGTGTTGGGTTAAAAACCATCGCCAAAAATTTTTCATTCCTCTCCGAGTCGAAACAGTACGAGTTGGAAGAATTGGTTGAATATTGCGAGAACATAGAAAAGAAAAAAGTCGCACATAATAAAATTATCGAGAACCAAAAGTTGATAGAAAATAATTACTCAATTATGCAGTTATATAACCCCTCGATTTCGGTACTCAATAGAAAGAAAATCGACTACACCATAGCCAGTTTTGAGGCAGAGAGCAATAAGATGAATTTTACAAAAATGCTTTTTGAAGATGGCCAAGGATCTATAAATTTCACGGACTTATGGAATTTAATAAAAAATTTTCAAAGATAAAAAAGTCATTTGACATGGTTAGAAAAAGATGTTACATAGTTAAAAAGCATTGGAGGAAAAATGGAACACACCAAAGAAACATTTCAAAGATTCGGAAAATCATTTCAAGAGGACTTGTGCCATTTGATGCTACAAGACAGGCCGTTTTGTGATCAAATCACAGAGGTGCTTAGTCTTGAATTTTTGCAATATGAGTATCTACGAGTATTCGCCAAGACAATCTTAGAATATCGTCGTGAATATAAGATGCATCCATCTTACAAGATTATGGCGACACATATTTCCGCAGGGCTTGGCGAGTACTCCGATGCTCTTCAGAAACAAATAAGACAATTTTATGCTAAGGTACTTTCAAATTCAGAGATCGAAGGTACACAATATATTAAAGATAATGCACTTGACTTTTGCCGCAAGCAGGTTCTAAAAGGAGCCATGATGAAATCGGTAAAACTCATCAAAACTTCATCTTTTGACGAGATACAGAAAGTTATCCAAGATGCTCTTAAACTTGGGACAGATAATAATTTTGGACATGATTACCTTAAAGACTTTGAAGAAAGATTTCAAATAAAATCTCGCGATCCGATATCAACCGGATGGGATAGAATAGATGATATTTGCAAGGGCGGACTTGGCAAAAGGGAGCTTGGAGTCGCGATTGCCCCTACCGGGGCTGGAAAGTCTATGGTGCTTGCCGCGCTTGGTGCTGCCGCACTAAAACAGGGAAAAACTGTTGTTCATTATACACTAGAATTAGCCGATACTGTTGTTGGATCAAGATACGATTCATCAATATCGAGTGTTCCATTGGGTGACCTAATGTCGAATAAACAAAAAATTCTCGATGTTGTGAAAGATATTGAAGGTACTCTAATTATTAAGGAGTATCCAACGAAGTCTGCTTCAACGGAAACAATCAAAAACCATATCGAAAGGTTAAAGAAGCGCGGTATTGAACCAGACATGATTATTGTCGATTATGCCGATCTTTTGAGGCCAGTTAAGGAGACCCGTGAGAAACGTCACGACCTTGAAAACATTTATGAAGAATTGCGAGCCATCGCACAAATTTATGACTGCCCACTTTGGACAGCATCACAAACAAACAGGTCAGGTTTAAATGCGGAAGTTATCACTATGGAGGCAATATCAGAAGCCTTCAATAAATGTTTTGTCTCTGATTTTATATTTTCGCTGTCGAGAACCATCGAAGATAAGAATGCAAACACTGGAAGAGTCTTTGTCGCCAAGAATAGAAATGGCCCGGACGGTCTTGTGTTTCCCATCTTCGCTGATTGGTCGAGAGTTACAATGAAAGTCTTAGAGAGACAAGATGAGACTATGGACGATGCCGTACAGCAGTCCACAAAATCAACCGTAGAGTTTTTAAAGAACAAATATAAAAACATGAAAAAATAGAGGGAGTTATTATGATGAAAATCGGAAACATTAATGTTCGGAGATTTGGTTTATCAGACCAATTTATCGACCAATACAAAACAAAAGAGGTTCCTTGGGGGCCTGTTGGGTATATTACTTATAAGCGCACTTACGCTCGTCGTTTAAACGAGATAGACCCAAATATTAAAGGAACGGAGGAGTGGTATCAAACTTGTCGTCGTGTCATTGAAGGAATGTTCGATATCCAAAAGAGACATGTGTTTGCTCTTGGTTTGGAATGGAATGACGCCAAGGCACAAAGAACAGCAAAAGAAGCTTATGATCGTTTGTTTAATTTAAAATGGACACCACCCGGTCGTGGTTTGTGGATGATGGGAACTAAATTTATCTATGAACGAACTGGTGCTGGTCTTTTCAATTGTGCTTTTCGATCAACAAAAGACTTATCTACTAAGGGTGGTTATATTTTTGCTTGGATGATGGATGCTCTGATGGTTGGTATCGGTGTTGGCTTTGACACTCTTGGAGCCAAAACCCTAACAGTCAAAGAGCCACAATGGGTGTCCGACACTTTAATAATTGATGATAGTCGTGAGGGCTGGGTAGACTCAGTTCACATGCTTCTTGATGGGTATCTTCAAGGCAAGAAAGTTCCTAATTTTGATTATTCAAAAATTCGTCCCGAAGGGGCTCCAATCAAAGGGTTCGGTGGCACCTCAAGCGGCCCCGCTCCTTTGATTGAGCTTCATAATAATTTAAAAGAACTGTATAATGAAAAAATTGGCGAATTGATTTCATCAGTTGATATTGTCGATACAGAGAATCTTATTGGTCGCTGTGTTGTTGCTGGTAATGTCCGTCGTTCTGCCGCTCTTGCTTTGGGACAACATGATGATCGTGAGTATTTATCCATGAAAAATGACCAAGAGAAGCTTTATCATCATCGCTGGGGGTCTAACAACTCTTTTGAGGCTAAAATTGGTATGGATTATACTTGGCATGCCGAACAATCACAAAAGAATGGCGAACCGGGTTATATCTGGCTACACAATGCTCGTCACTATGGTCGCATGAAAGACGGTAAAAGATATGATGATATGAAAGTTATGGGTTTCAATCCTTGTGTTGAGCAGCAGCTAGAAGATGGAGAACTTTGCTGTTTGGTTGAGACTTTCCCAGCAAAACATGATTCATATGAAGATTATGTTAAGACACTTGAAATTGCTTACTTATATGGCAAGACAGTTACTCTTGTTAATACTCATTGGCGTGAAACAAATGCGATTATGTTGAAGAACCGTCGTATTGGCTTGTCCCAATCAGGTGTTGTACAGGCTTTTAATAAACACACACGAAGAACAATGCTGCAATGGTGCGATGATGCTTATGAACATGTAACCGAGATGGATAAAGAATATGCCGATTGGTTGTGTATTCCTCGATCTGTTAGGATGACTTCTATTAAACCAAGTGGAACAGTGTCGCTTCTTAACGGTTCGACACCGGGCATTCACTTTCCAGAGAATGAATTTTATATTAGAAGAATCCGCTTTGGTAAGGATTCTGATCTACTACCGACTTTAAAAGAGGCTGGCTATAAGATTGAAGATGACAGATATTCACCTAATACTGTTTGTGTGGAATTTCCTGTTAAAGAGCCTTTTTTCGTAAAAGGCAAAAAAGATGTTTCTATGTGGGAACAGTTAGAGATTGCCTCCCAATACCAACATTATTGGGCAGACAATAGCGTTAGTATTACGGTAACCTTCAATGCCGACGAAGCTCCGCAAATTAAAGATGCTTTGGAGCTTTATGAATCTCGCCTCAAAGCCGTGTCTTTCTTGAGATATCAAGAGACAGGGTATGAGCAAGCTCCATACGAGCCAATTACAGAAGAAGAATATAATGAAATGGTAAAGGGAATTGTCCCTATACAGAGAATTGATACCGAAGAAGAAGGTGTTGGTTCTAAATACTGTACGAATGATTCGTGCGACATTAACTTTGGAGAAGAACAATGAATGATAAAATGTTAGAAATAATCAGTATACTAAACGGTACAGCCGATGATATTGATAAGATTGAAAATAAAAAATATGGCTATAAATCCTCTGCTGTTAGAGCAAGAAAAGCCTGTCAGGAAGCTATCAACATGCTCAAACAAATGAGAAAAGATATTCAAGATTCTAAAAACGAAGTGGAGGGATAATGAAATTTGAACCAACTAACCGTCACATTTTAGTTAACCCCATTGAAGAAGAACAAGAAGAATCAAATTCTTTAATTATGCTTCCCGATGATTATAAAAAACAAGAATCACCTTATTTGGCTTGTTCTGTCCTCGCAATAGCGAGCGACAGCAAGCTTGTTGATTCTATTCGCCAATATGATACCATAGTTATTGAAAGAAGAATGCTACAAAAAATAGCCATGAATGGAACAGAAATCTATTTAGTCCTAGACAATTATGTTATGGGGAGATTTTTAGAATGAAATTAGATGCTACAATGCTTAAAGAACTAATCAAAGAGGCGGCTGGTCCGTCTATGCTTTTAGAAGAACCAGTTATTGCTGAATCTTCTTTTAACCGCATTAAAGACAAGATAGATAAAACAAATGTAAGGTTTGTTGTTATATCTGCTGATAGACACAATTTTTCACGAAATGAAAATGATCAAAGGTATTCTGAATTGCAAGCCGCATTTAAGGCGAATGGGTTTCCATTCACAAAGCTACAAGGTGCTTGGACTGAAAAAGACGATGAAGGTAATGAAGTTCGTGTCGTTGAAAGATCATTAATCGCTACCGAAGAAGATAGGGGCGATGTTGAAAGAGGTGAAGACTCTTTGTTTGATTTAGCCAAGAGTCTAACAGAAAAATATGAACAAGATGCTTTTATCTATGGATGGATCGATGAAACAGGCGAACGTCAAATTCAAGCTCGTAATCAAGCTGGGAAATATGCTGGATATGGTTCTTGGCAAAGCATTGTTCCGGTCGCTGAAGATTCTGAGTTCTGGTCCAGAGTTCGTGGATCCACATTTGTGTTTAAAGAGCAACAGGTGGAAGAGTCTCTTGATATGCCTGCTGGTCGAGATACTACCGCAATGGCAAAAGACCTTGAGGGTTCAACAATTGGCGCAGTCTATACTCAAATGATGAAGCAAACAAACGATAAAAAAGGATTTCAAAAAACCAAACTTCATAAAGATTTGAGAAACCTTACTGGAACAGCAGAAGCATATGATACACAAAAGATTGAACAGTTTATAAAAGATCTTTTTGACGGACAATATGAAGAGAATTTCGCTCTTAGTCTTTCAAGAATATTAAAAGACGGATACTTAAAAAAGCATTTTGTTCAAAGTGATGAAATGTTTGAAGTTGACGCTCCAAACTCCGTTATCGAAGCAATGATTAAGGCCGAGATGCACAAAGGCAAGAAAATTAAATTTGTGCGGAGGAAGAAGTGAGCGAATATGAAAAATCTGTTATCTTATATGATGACGGGATTGGCCGTGTGGACTACATTTCTCATATGGGTAGTGACCTTACCGTCGTCAATTCTGCTAGGGTTTCTTTTGGCGTGGAGAAGTTACAGTTGGATAACAGGGACAGGAAACTTATCAAGTATCTTATTAAGCACAGACACACTTCTACTTTGGAGCATTGTGTTATTACCTATAAATTTACTGTCCCTTTATTTGTTCGCTCGCA